TTGGTGACGATGATGCTTTCTTCTAATAAAGTAGTAAGATATTTGCCAAAAAATAACTTGATTTATTTACCTAAAGAATCTATTATATTAGGCATAGGATATGGAAATAGCCTTCAAAAAAAGCAGAAGTTGGTGAAAGTTTTGCTAGATAAAAAATGGGTGATGAGATCGAGTAAGTTGTATGCAAGAATAATAAAGGGGATGTAAATCCCCTCTATTGTATAAATTACTTATTCATTACGTACATTGTAACTTCAAAGCCAAAACGCATTTCTGTTGCTGATGGTTTAGTCCACATAGTATTTATTCCTTTCTACTCAAAATTGTATTTCATGTAATACAAGTATAATTATACTCTTAATTGAAAAATGTATTCTTTGAAAATTATTACAAAAGGATGCAGATAATCATGATTTTAAAAGATGCTGGAAGGAGCAAACATTATAAGTCTATGTTGGCAGGAACGCCACATGGAAAATTATTATTGTCTATCCTCATACAAGCTTTGCTCGATGCCACTAAAACGCCTAACAAGCAAGATAGAAAGCAGATGGTAAGAGAATGTGCAGTACAATTCTTAATAACCGATAGTGATATGCTAACATTATGTACATGGATTGCTGATTTAGATATAGAAGAAATGCGAGAAACGCTTCAGCAGAATAATTTTTCTCAAGAAGCTTATTTACTCATATTTAATTATTTATTGGGCAAAAGACCTGAGAAAAATATACCTGAGGAAGATGATGATGAAGATGATATGGATTTATAGCTTGATTTTTTTCTTAATACTCGTTATTGTAACAAATGTAATGTTGTATTTGAAAGTTGACTCTATGCCTGAGTATTTGTGTCACAAAGGAAAGTTAATTAAACAAATTGATATTACAAATAAGGTGTATTTGCAAAATAAAAAGTACATATGTGAAACTAATAAAGATTCAATAATCATTACATTAAAGGACTAATTATGGATGCTAAATTTGAACAAATAGGTGGAGAACATTATCGAACTATGGCTATACAACCTTTAGAATTTTGTTTAGCTAATAATCTGAATGCTTCTCAAACTCATGCAGTTGGTTATATTGTGCGTGTGGATAATAAAGGTAGTGAGTTAGATGGTGACCAAGATATACGTAAAGCGATACATATTTTACAGTTTTGGTTAGAATGGAGAATCAAAGAGCGTAAAAAGACTCCACCGGTTTATCCTGATGAATTAATGGTAAGTGGGTTAGATGATGAAGATTAGTAATAAAACTAGAAAAATATGGGAAAAGAATGCTAAGAAGGGTGTAGTGTTTTTTAGACCTTACGACACACCAACACCTAGAACTTTACGAGAAGCTTATAATGGCAATCATTTCTCCATTATTAAAAACTTGTTGTAAATGTAAAGAGAAGGCAAAGATTTACCATGATGATAAGTGGTGGTGTAGTATTTACGCTGAAATTGGAGTAGCAAACAGTAAAGGATATTGTAAAAATGATAACAAGAAGAATGGCGATTGATGGGGAGTGGTTCACTATTCAATTCTTTAAAGAGGGGGATGGAAGTATTAGAGTGGAATTGGTACATGATATCAGAAACAAGTTTTATAAGATGTACCCGGATAATAAAATTATTGTTGCAGAGATTTGAAGATAAGAGGAAATGAAATATTTATGAAAAAATATACATTAAGTATAGTAACTTTAACAGGATGTATCCTGAATAAAGATATACTAGAATCATGATCGTGAGTTCCAGATCAATGTTAGCCAATATTTTAGTTTTTCTATCCGATCCTGACATTGTAATTTGTTTAGGAATTGTCTTCGTTCATGTAATGGTCGTTTTGAAAGGTTAAGTGCTTCACAATATCTTTGATATTCTTGTGAGTAATTATCTGTTTTCGTTCCATCTGGAAGAATAATTTCTTTAGGAGTCAAAATCCGGGACTTCTGCATGAATACTATCTACCACAATTTCAACTACAGATCCATCATCAAAAACTAATGTTAATGAGTTGTTATCGTATTGAACTTCTGCGTCTATAACAGATTTATCTAATATATGTCTGACTATATCTTCTATTCTAATTAAAGCTTTCATATGTGAACGAGAGACGACTTTCCCTGAATTAATGATTTGTTGCCACGACTCCAAGTCTTGCATGAATTGCATATATACCTTTGATATTTATGAGTTGAATTAGATTGAAATCCTCGTTTATGAAGACTTGATCCTCCACAATTTGGACAAACTCTGTCTTCAGTAAAGGCATTATAATTAGGATGGTTTTTAACCCAAGCTAACATACGTTTATACACTTTTTCTAATAATGCAACATCTTGAATATTGTATTCTTTCATCATATCCCATGCTTCTTTGTCTTTATTCATACAACGAATCCAAAGTTCATGTCCTATGTGTTTCACTTTTTCACCAAGACCTAATGCTTGAGCAACATAGTCAAGTTTATTAGAAGCAAACTTAAATTTACTTCTAGATGTTCTTAATAAATCTATTTCTTTGTATGGTGATGGGGGAGGTAATCCTGCTAATAAAAATTCTTTGTTAAGCGTTGGAATATCAAACTTCGTTCCATTATAATGAATCACTGCATCACATTCATCTAATAACGCATGAACTTTTTTAATCATTGTTTTATGTTTAGATTCCATCATTGAGTCAAAGAATACTTCATCTTGATCTAGCCATTTCGCAGCCCAACACATGACGTAACTAGATTCTCTTAATTGATTTAAGCTAACATTTTGATTGTATAATCCCCATACGTGTGCAGTGTTTGGAGATGTTTCAATATCTATAAGTAGTATTTTCATTTATTTGCCAAAGAACATTTGTGCTTCAGCTTGTCTCCGAAGTTGTAATCCTTTAAGTATTTTACCACCTCCACGACAATAGAGTAAGAGTTTTTTTATAGCTTCTTCTTTATTTCCTCTGTTTAGATTTGACCTCACTGAGCTTCTTTGTAATGTTCCTAAGCCTAAGTTAAATGAAAAAGATACAAGTGCATCAAATTCGCACTGCTTAAGAGGAATAGTGATAAGACGATTAACTCCCAACTCAAATCTTCTAACGTCTTTTTTAAAAAGATTAATAATTTCTTCATCACTCCAAACTCTATTATCCTCTTGTTTTAATGGGATCTGATCTCTATCTTCAAGTTTAAGCTTCAGTTGCTCATGATACATTGCTGACCCAATACCAATTGTCCAAACACGAGCAGAACATTTATATGGTTTATTTTTATAACCTTCAAAATGTTTTATTAATTTAATCCCGGCATCGCTTATATTCACTTCTTACGATCCCAGTGTCTAGATCCAAACCAAAATCCTATAATAGAAGCTACAATAGCCATCTCTTCATCACTAAATACTAACTGCATAGCTTGGGAAAAATCTACTCCTGATTTCATGGCCCAAATCATTCCCACAATGTCAGTAAATAAAAGGAGAAAAACAAAAAGATAGGTGATAACGGGGCGAACACTAGCAGACAAATTAACAACCCAACTACTCGCTTTATCTTGGAGTTTTTTATCATGTTCATACAATGCTTCTCTTTCTTGTGCATATGTTTGCATTTCAACTTGATCTGTTCTAAATTCTTCTATACGTTCTTGACTTGCAAAACCTTTTTCTGCCATAGCTAAAGTTCTTTCCATATCTAATTTAGCCATAGCAAATTCATGTTTTTGATCTGCTTTATTTTCAAAGAATTTGAGAACACTAGGTAATCCACTTGTAGCGAATCCTAATATACCTGATAAAATACTTAACATATTTTTCCTTTATATTTCATTTTCGTCAAAACCAAACTCATTTGCAATTACTGTACGCAAATTTTTAAAGTTTTTATCATGCTTTAAATACGACTTACCATAATAATGATTTGCCATATGTATCATTTCATGCACCATTGATTTAATTAAGCTAGTCAAAAATCTATGTCTTTGTGGACATATGCCTATAATATCTGGATCTGGTGTATAGGTTGCCATTACATCATCTGACATGGGAAGTAATTCAAATTGAACTTCATCAGCAGAAGGCAGTCCTAATTCTCGTACAATGCTAGTAGAAATTAACATAGCATAAACTGCTTTAACTGTTTTAATATCTATTTTCATCTGCCAAGTGGATTTGTAGTTGCACGTTTAATCACATCGAGCTTATCTTCTACAGACTTAATCATTGTATTGACTTCTGATTTTGTAGCACTTGTGGTAGCTTCCAACTCTCTTTGCGTTGATTTGCTAATCGAACTAGCTTCTCTCGCAAGAGCAATCGCATCACTTGCCTTTTCTTGTAATCTAACATTTGATTCTAATGCCTCTAATTGTCTTTCCTTTAGGGCTTTAACTTGTATATGAAGTTCTTTAATATCAGATTTCATGTCACCAAGCGATTCTGTAGCTTCTATGGTATCTAGCATTTTATTGTAAAATGTCACTCCTGCGTATCCGCTCCCAAGTACTATTGGAGTTAATATAATAATAATTCGCAATATCATTTTGTCTGAAAACATCGAGGTAAAGTTCTTCAATAAGTCTTTGCTCAACTGGAAACTCCTGTATAATATTAAATGGATCTTCTAAATTTGGTTGATAGAAATCTAAAGGTTTTTGTAATATATCCATAGAAAGGACTAATCCAAATCCATGAACAATTTCTTTACTAAGGTCAATGGAATTTTCTTTCCTATCATTGCTACTATCCTT